AACACCCACTATGTGCATCGAAGGAGACGAGCAATGAAAGCCGCCCCCGAACGCGATTTCGATATCGAGGACCGGTTGAGCCTCCTGCGCCACACATTCGAAAAATTCGCTTATGACGGCGTGTATCTGGAGCCAGCCGCGGTGCAGCAATTGCTTGGCGATCTCGAGGCCATCCGCGCCCAGGCGATATCCATGCGACTGGAAATGAGCCGCCGGCGCTGGAATGCGCGAGCGCGCTGCGACGAGTTGTTCGGCGTGCTGGTGTCCGAAACGGCCCGGGCGGATAGCAATGTGACCCTGTTCCCGGTGGCCGGGCGCGCGATCCCGTCGAACGCGGTGCAGCTCGTCGATGCCGATGCCGATGCCGAGGAAGGAGACGAGCCGGGAGGCGCGGCATGAGAGCCGTTCTTCCCCCGACAATCCGGGCGCGGACGATTATGGCCGCCGCCGCGGCGCATTACGGTGTCACGGTGCACGATCTGAAAGGTCCGTGGCGCGCCGCGCATGTGGTGCATGCGCGCCATGTGGCGATGGCGGTCACCAAAGATCTGACCCGGTTGAGCCTGCCGGCGATCGGGCGGGAATTCGGCAACCGGGATCACACGACCGTATACCATGCAATCGATCGGATCAGATCGCGCAAGCCCGGCATCGCGGAGGAGATCGCCGAAGTTGCCGATCTGGCCATGGCGGCAACAGAACCGTCGGCGAATTCGGCAGCCCGCGCCCAGCAGATCGCGTCAATCCGAGCCGCGCTCCAAGTCCCGCCGCCACCGGCGCCGCCAGACCCCATTCTGATGGATGCCATGCGCAAGGTCGCGCGCGCGCACCGGGCGCTGGACGACGCCATGTATTCGCGCGCCGAGCACCGTGCGTGGAAGGCGCTTGAAGCGGCGGCGGGTGGCCTTCGCGAGGCTTTCGAAACATATGAGCAGGAGAAACATCATGACCAACGCGACAGAAACTGAAGCCGCCACCGAACTAACTACCGGCACGGTGACGGTTGCCGGCAAGGATTACATACCCGATTGCAAGGGCAACCTGGTGCCGGCCGAGGCAATCAAGGCGGCGGACCGGCTGGAAGACGAGGTAGTGCGCAAGATCATCGGCTTCGCCCGCGATTTGTCGGCCCAGATCGCGCGCTTCAGGGGACACACGTTTACCGATCTCGGCGAGTTCGACGCGCTGCTGGCGCAGGAATACGGATCCCGGCGCGGCGGCAAAAAGGGCAACCGAACCTATCAGACCTTTGACGGGCTAATGAAGGTGCAGGTGCAGGTTTCCGACTTTATCGATTTCGGGCCGCAGCTCCAGGTGGCCAAAACGCTGATCGACGAATGCCTAAATGAATGGGCGGCGGAAGCCCGCCCCGAGATCCGCGCCATCGTGACGCGCGCGTTCAATACCGACAAGGAAGGCAAGATCAACCGCGCGGAAATTTTCATGCTGCTGCGCCTCGACATCGAGGATGAGCGCTGGAAACGGGCCTGCGACGCGATCCGCGACGCCATGCGTGTGACCGGATCGAAGCAGTATGTGCGCTTCTATGAGCGCGACAGCCATGAGGGGCAATGGCAGGCGGTGACCATCGATCTTGCCAAGGCGGGTGCGTGACAATGATGCGCATCTTTATGTTTGTGGCGCTGGTTTTAGCGCTTGTACCGGCTTCAGGCTTCACCGTCCTGACGGTTTTTCTGATTTACGAGGGGCTATGGATAGCCGGTCTTTTAATGGCCGTGCCGGCGCTGTTCGGCCTGATCGTAGTGGCGCAGACCGTCGCTCAGATGTTTCGTTGCAAACCGATCGAGATCGTTCTTGAAGACGATGAGGAACTGGCAAAATGACATCGTTCTCCGATCTGACGATTCCGCGCCGCATCGAGATTCTCGAAGAGGCGCTTGCGAGGGTGCTGCCCCGGGCTGACTGGGATGTCGAGGTCGAAGGGCCGGACAAGACGCGCAGGCTGGTTCCTGTCGTCCGGGTGCATGGCAATGCCGATCTGATCGAGAGACCGGTCATCGATCTCTATTGGCTGGCGCGCGATCTCGAAAGGATGCTGCCATGAGTGCACTCGCGGCAATTCATGTCGGGCTCAAGCAGCTCGGTATTCAGGAAGACGATGCTCGCGATATATACGAGCGGCAGACGGGCAAGCGGAGCTTGCGCGCCATGTCGCCGAAGGAGCATGACGCGGTGATCGGAGAGCTCAGGCGAATGGGTTTCAAACCGGCTTCGAAAAACGCTCGAAAACCGCTTGAAGGGCGTTTCGCGCGCAAGCTCCAGGCCCTGTGGATCTCCGGCTATAACCTCGGTGTATTCCGCAACAAGGACGATGCGGCGCTGATCGCCTTTGTCAAGCGTCAATCCAAGGTCGATCACGTACGGTTCCTGACGGAATGGCGGCTCGCCAAACCGGCGATCGAGGGGCTGAAAGGTATTCTTGCCCGCGAGGCCGGGGTGGAGTGGCCAACAAGCGATGACGCGAGAGAACAGCAGCACGCGGTTATTGAGGCGCAAATGCGCATCCTGGGCGAGACAGGGCCGATTTCCGCAACGGCCGATTTGAAAGCGCTGATGGCTGATCTCGGCCGCCGGGTGCGGGCGCTCAGGAAGGCGGGTGGATGATGGCCGCCCCGCTGCCCGCCATACAGCAACCGCTTTTCGCCTGGCGGGAAGACCAGGAGATTGCGAGGCTGGCGGAGAAACGCACCGGGCTCATCCGGCGTATCGCCCTGCTGCCGTGCCGCTCGCACCGCCGTGTCGAGCTCGAGGCTGAACTGCGGAGCGTCACGGCGCGGCAACTGGAACTCGAAAACACGCACGGTACGATTGCGCGGGAGACGGGTCAATGACCGGCTGGCCATTTGGCGACCTCCTCCCATTCAAATACGGCGCGATCCTCGCCGATCCGCCCTGGTCTTATGAAATGCGCTCGGCCAAGGGCTATGAGAAAAGTCCGGAAGCCCATTACAAAACCATGTCGTATGCTGACATCGCCGCGCTGCCGGTCGGGCATCTAGCGTCGGATAATTGTTTACTCTTCATGTGGTCGACCTGGCCGCATCTGACGGTAGCTATGCGCGTGATGGAAGCGTGGGGATTCCGATATAAAACCGGTGGCGCATGGGTCAAGCGTACGAAGACCGGAAAGGCAGCCTTCGGCACCGGCTATCTGCTGAGGTCGGCCACCGAACCGTTTCTGCTGGGCACCATAGGCGCGCCAAAAATCCAGGATCGCTCGGTCCGTAACCTGATCGAAGCCGAACGGCGCGAGCATAGCCGCAAACCCGTAGAAGCTCGCGCGATGATTGATGCGCTCCTCCCGGACCTCCATGCCTGCGACCTGTTCGCGCGGGAACCCTGGCCGGGCCGCGACGTGTGGGGCTTTGAGACCGAAAAATTCGAAGAGGGAGAAGCGTCATGACCTCTTCCACTTCCTCTCTTCCGAGCGTTCTCGCCGAAATCGCTCACGTAGCGGGGGCGGATGCGGCCTGGGCGCTGGCGCGCACCCATGGCGGCACCACGATATATATCCCGCATCAGGCGAAGCCGGGCCACTGGCTCGCCGAACTAGTCGGTCTCGCCGCCGCGCAAAAGATCTGCCGGTATTACCGTGTCGGCGATTCCGGCATCCGGCTGCTGATCCCTCTTGCCAAACAGGCGGGATCGCGCGAAAGACTTGTGAAGGCCCTTGCCGACGGCATGTCGGCGCCGGAAGCCGCGCGCACCGCCGGCATGCATGAGCGCACGGCCTATCGCGCGCGCAAGCGCATCGCGGATCGCGACGACGATCAGGGTTCCCTTTTCTAGAACACACGAAAACCCGTGTCGCCCTGACAGTGTCAGGGCATGAGAAGAGGGTCGAATTGCGCAACCTTCCGCTGTCCTTTCGTTTCAGGAACAGCGCCATGAAAATCCGCCGCGACATCTTCTTTTCAGATATCCGCCAGAGCATCTTCAAGGGAAGGCTCGGCCAGAACCATGTCGATGGCATGGAGCTGATCATTGAGACCTTCGAACGGCTGAGCGCCGGCCAATGGCCCGTCGAATGGTTGGCCTATATTCTAGCCACCGCCTATCACGAGACCGCGCACACATTTAAGCCGGTCAGGGAATATGGCCGCGGGCGTGGCAAGCGCTATGGCCGGCCGGACCCGAACACCGGCCATGTCTATTACGGCCGCGGGTTTGTGCAATTGACCTGGAAAGCCAATTACGCCGGTATGGGCGACAAGCTCGGCGTTGATCTGGTGAATCATCCAGACAAGGCGCTCGCCCCCGATATTTCCGCCCTGATCCTAATCAAGGGTATGGTGGAGGGGGATTTTACCGGCAAGGCGCTGTCTCATTATATCGAGCCGGGCCGGGCCGATTTTCGCAATGCGCGGCGCGTCGTTAATGGCACGGATAAGGCGGCGCTCATCGCTGGCTATGCCCAGGAGTTTCTCCGCGCCCTCAAGGCTTCCCGCGATGCCACCAATCATGCCCCCGTCGCCGCGCCACCGGTCACGGGCAAGCCGGCCTATAAATCGACCACCAATTTCGCCGCCATCGGCGGCGCTGTTCTCAACGGGGTTACGGCACTTGGCGCGCTCGACTGGAAGGTGGCCGTGCCCATTGTGCTGATCGGCGCAGCGGCCGCGATCTGGATCATTCGCGAGCGCAGGCTTAAATCCCTGGAGGGCTTTTAGATGTGGGCCATCGCCCTTGCCGCCCTCAAAACGTTGCTTGGATTTGCGCAATCCCGCAGCCGCGACGCGCGCGACGCGGCAATCGAACAGGGGCGGCGCAACGTTGAAAGTCAGGCAATCCGGGCGAGCGTGATCCGCTCCGCCATGGCATCGCGTGTGTTCTGGCTTGTCTGGGGACTGTTCGCGATACCGCTCGGGCTCTGGTGGGCGCTGGTGCTGGTGGACAGCATGATCCCGGCGCGCATTCTCGCACTTGGCATTCCCGACCTGCCGCAATCGATCCGGCCCTGGGCGGAGCAGATTTTCGACAATGTGTTTTTGTCCGGCGCCGGCGTTGGCGGGGCACAGATCGCGGGCCGCGCGGCGGTTTCCATTTTTTCAAGACGATAGGAAAGGAGCAATCACTATGAAAACTTACAAAAGGCCCGGCACGGCCTGGCGGGCCGCTGTCGCTTTCATTCTACTCAATCTGCCCCTGCTGGTGACTGCCTACGCGATCTATCATCTCGCTGGCGGGTCGGAAGCCGAATGGTGGGCGCGCGGCATTCTTGCCGTAGTAATCGCGGTGGCCGAATTCAGCGTCGTAACCAGCACAATCGCGCCGCCTCTTTATGAATGGATCAAGAGCGAGGAGGTCGTGGCGGACGGGGCGAAACCGTCCTGGGAGCGGTAGCACCCCGGGGTCAGGGGCTCAAGGCCGTGGAAGGGCTCTCCAAATAATGATGCGAAGAGTAAGAAAGATGGAAATGGGGTTCTGGGCGGGCGCGATCAGGGTGCTCAAATGAAGATTGGCAATGCCGGATTCGAGCTCGCCGATCTCAGGGCCGAGCAGGAACGCGACCACGGAATCGGCCGCGCCCGATATGCGGTGCGCCGGACGGGCGGACACGTTTGTACCGATTGCGGAGAAGCAATTGAGCCCGAGCGTCGTGACGCAGCACCATTCGCCATCCGCTGCATTGACTGCCAGATCATCTATGAAAGGGGAGCGTGAATGGATCTGTCCATCATCATGCCATGGATTACGGCGGCACTGGCGATCATCGCGCTTTTAGGTCATGCCAAGAGTTTTTTCGGCTCCGAAGCAAAGCAGGCCGCCGCCGAAATCGGCGTGCTGAAAGAAACGGTCGATAGTCAGGCGCGGCGGTTGCAGTCGGTCGAAAACGATATCAGCCATCTGCCAGACCGTGACTCCTGGCATCGGCTCGAACTGTCGATGACCCGTCTTTCCGGCCGCCTCGACACGATGGACGAGCGGCTGACACAGGTGGCCGCGATATCCGAGCGGATGCAGGAACTGCTGTTGGAGCAAGCGAAGAAATGAAGGACATGGATACGCTGATGCGCGAACAGGCGCGCCTCATCATTCTAAAGGCTCTATCGGCGCAACGCGACGAGAGCCTGAATTCCGACCTGCTGTTGCCGGAGTTGCACCGCTTCGCGATCCGCAAGGATCGAACCTGGCTGCATGAAGAAATGTCCTTTCTCGCCGAGATTGGCGCCATTCGGGTGATCGAAGCAGGGTCCTTGAAAATAGCGACACTGACGGACAAGGGCGCGCGTCATCTGAATCGCGAGATCGCGATCGAGGGCATCAAGCGCCCGTCGCGGCCGGAGGTGTGATATGGCACGCCGCGCAAAAGGCCGGGGCCGCCTTTCGGCGATCGATCTCTTGCCGGATGAATGCTCGGAGACAATCGCATGGGCTGCGCAGGAGCTTGCCAGCCGAAAACGGACCCAGACCGACATCTATGCCGAGTTCCGCGAGAAACTAATCGCATTACAGAAAGAGGCGGGTCTCGGTTTCGATATTCCGGCCTTTACATCGTTTCATCGTCACGCGGTTCGCCAGGCGCGGATGGCGCGCCGGTTGGAACAGACCCGCGAGATCGCGGCCACGATTTCGGAACGTTTCGATGCCGAAGCATCCGACGATCTGACCCTGATCGCCGCCGAGGCGATCAAGACGCTGGTATTCGAGGTGCTCGAAGCGGCCGGCGACGGTGGGCTCACGCCGAAGGGCGCGATGGAACTCGCCAACGCCTTGCGCGCGGCAACCGCCGCGCAATCAGTCTCGACCAGCCGGCGGCAGAAAGTGGAGGAAGAATTCGAGGCAAGAGCCGAACAGGCAATTGAAAAAGTTTCGAAAGAAGCCGGTCTCTCGGCTGAAGCTATTCACCGGCTTCGTCGCGACTTCCTCGGTGTGCGGAACAAGTCCGAGGACAGTCCCGATGGCTGAAGCAACGGAAACAGTATCGCAGGGACCGGTCATTCCCCGCGCCCCCAAGGAGTTGCCCGAAGCGCTGCCGCGCGGCGCGGAAATCCCCGCGGATCTCGATCCGTTGGCTGACGGCATTCTAATGCGTCATCAGGCCGAATGGCTGGAGGATAAGTCGGACTTGAAACTTGGTGAAAAGGGCCGGCGCACCGGCATCACCTTCGCCGAGGCGCTCGACGATACGTTGATCGCGGCAGCCAAGCGTTCGGCGGGCGGCGACAATGTCTTCTATATCGGCGACACCAAGGATAAGGGCCGCGAGTTTATCGGCTATGTGAAGCACTTTGCCCAGACGGTTGCCAAAGAACTCCTCGAAATCGAAGAATTCATGTTCGAGGACCGGCGCGCGGATGGTTCGACCGCATTTATCGCCGCCTTCCGTGTCCAGTTCGCATCAGGTTTCCGCGTCGAGGCGCTGTCTTCCCGCCCGGACAATATCCGCGGTCTCCAGGGCGTCGTCGTCATCGACGAAGCCGCGTTTCACCAGGACGTGCGCCTCGTTCTCGATGCCGTCAACGCTTTGCTGATCTGGGGTGGTAAGGTCCGGATCATCTCCACGCATGACGGTGTGCTTAATGCGTTCAACGAACTGATCCGTGAAGTGAGAGCCACGGGCGAACCGCCCTATTCGATCCATCATATCCCGTTATCAAAGGCCGTTCAAAACGGCCTCTACAAACGCGTCTGCCTGATCAAGGGCATCGAATGGACGAGTGAAGGCGAAGTCGAATGGGAGCGCAAGATCCGCTCTTCCTATGGCGCGCGCAAATCCAAGATGCGCCAGGAACTCGACGCCATTCCCGCCGAGGCCGAAGGTGCGGCGCTGACCCGCGTGCAGATCGAGGCGTGCCAGGCGGCGGAAATAGAAATCGTGCGCTGGGTGTGCGATGACGACTTTCGCGATGCGCCCGACCATGTACGCACGGCCGACGCGCGCGATTTTTGCGAAAAGGAGTTGCGCCCGCTGCTTGAGGCGCTCAATCCGCGCCGGCCCCATGTTTTCGGCGAGGATTTCGCGCGTTCGGGCGATGCCACCGTCATCCTGCCGATGGAGATCGGTACCGATCTTGTGCGCCGGACCTGTTTCCAGCTCGAACTCAGGAACGTGCCCTTCGACCAGCAGCGCGAGGTCCTCTATTACGTTGTCGACCGGTTGCCGCGCCTCGTCGGCGGGGCTTTGGACGCCACCGGCAACGGGGCCTATCTCGCCGAAAAGGCGGCGCAACGCTACGGCGCCACCGTGGTCGAGGTCAAATTCTCGGAAAGCTGGTACCGCGCCGAGATGCCCGCCTATATCGAGGCTTTTTCCGATAAGACGGTTATTCTAGCGCGCCACGAGGATACGCTCCGGGATCACCAGGCACTGCAATATGTCAATGGCATCATCAAGGTGCCGGACGATTTCCGCTTCAAGGGTTCTGACGGGCTGGAGCGCCATGGCGACAGCGCGATCGCCGGGGCGCTCGCCTATTTCGCGAGCCGTGCCGACCTTGAGGAATTCGATTACGTCAAGGCCGGCGAGGCGGAGGCTGGCGATCGCCTCCAGATGTTCGCACAGCCCGCAACGGGCGGCTTAATTCCCACGCTCAGAGGAGGGCTCATCTGATGGCCCGCACGCCCATGATCACCGACCAGTGGGGCAACCCGGTCTCAACCAAAGCGCTGACCCGGGAATTCGCCGCGCCGACCTTCGCCTCGGTCAGGAGCGTATGGTCGCAAAGCGTTCTCTCCGGCCTTGATCCGATCGGAATGGCCGAGGTGTTGCACCAGGCCGGACAGGGTTATCCCGACCGCTTCTTCACGCTCGCCGAGGAGATGGAAGAGCGCGACATGCATTACCGCTCGGTGCTCGCAACGCGCAAACTGGCGATCACCGGCATCGAGCCGATCGTCGTCGCGGCTTCAGAATCGGCGGAAGACGAGAAAATAGCCGAGGCTGTACGCGATCTCGTGGCTCAACCCGAATTCATCGACGATTATCTGACCGATCTTCTGGACGGGCTTTCCAAGGGCTATTCGATCGTGGAAACGATCTGGGACCGATCGGGCAAGACATACTGGCCGCGCAAATATAAATGGCGCGATCCCAGGCACTTCCAGATCGACCGGATCGACGGGCGGACCCTGCGCATGAAGGAACCGGGCCATGCCGACGGCATCGACCTTCCGCCGTTTCAGTTTTCGGTCCACCGCCCGAAGCTGAAATCCGGATTGCCGATCCGCGGCGGGCTCGCCCGGCTCGCGGCCTGGGCGTTCCTGTTCAAATCCTACACGATCAAGGACTGGATGGCCTTTCTCGAAGTCTATGGTATGCCGCTTCGGGTCGGCAAATTCGGCCGCGGCGCCAGCCACAACGACAAGCGCGTGCTTCTTCAAGCCGTGCGCGATATTTCGACCGACGCGGCGGCGATCATCCCGAAGGAAATGGAAATCGAGTTCGTCGAGGTGACGGGGGGCACCGGCAACGGGCTGTTCTCGGCCAAGGCCGAATATCTCGACAAGCAGGTATCGAAAGGTGTGCTCGGCCAGACTATGTCGACCGATGACGGCGCCTCGCTCAGCCAGGCGCAGGTGCACGAGAATGTGCGCCACGACATTGCCCGCGCCGACGCCCGGCAAACGGCGGTTACCGCCAATCGCGATTTGATCCGGCCCTATGTGGATCTGAATTTTGGGCCGCGCGACATCTATCCGACCGTCGTCATCCCGATTGTGGAAAACGAAGATATCAAGGCGCTGGTCGAGGCGGTCGAAAAGCTGGTGCCGCTCGGGCTCGAGGTCTCAATGAGCGGCGTCAGGGAACGCATCGGCTTCGAGGACCCCGACGAGGGTGAGAAATTGCTGCGGCCGGCGGCGATGCCAGTGCCTAAGCTTAGTGACAAGAAAACGCCACCGCCTGAAGACGAAGGAGCGACAGCGCGCGCATGCCCCCATTGCGGTAGCCATCACGCTTTGGCACGCGCCGCCGATGAGCGTGACGAACTGGATCTGCTCGTCGAGGAGGCATTGTCCCAGTGGGAAGCCGATCTCGAACCGCTGATCAAGCCGTTTGAAATCCTGTTCGAAAAGGCTTCGAACTATGACGAGATTCTGGCCGGGCTCGATGCGCTGGCCGGTGAAATGGATGCCGGACCACTGGCCAAACGGCTGGCCACGGCGATGATGACGGCGCGCGGGATCGGCGATACCGGTAAGGATCGTTAGGCCATGGCCGGCGACGAGCTGTTCCAGACCGCGCCGGAAGAGGTTATTCGCTATTTCCGCGCCAAGCAATCGATCCCGACCTTCGACTGGAGCGATATCGCACCACAAGAGCATGCCTATTCCTGGACGGTTGCCAAGACGGCTGGCTTCGACGTGATCGAGGATATCCGCGCCGCGGTCGATGACGCGATTGTCAACCGCGTGCCGTTCGACACGTTTCAGGAACGCCTCACGCCGATCCTGCGGGAAAAAGGCTGGTGGGGACGCCGCATCGCCGCCGACCCGGGGGACGGCAAGCTGGATATTGTTCAACTCGGCTCTCCACGGCGCTTACGCACCATCTATTGGGCCAACACACGCACCGCCCACGCCGCCGGCGAGTGGGAGCGTACACAGCGGACCAAGCGGTTCCTGCCGTTTCTCGTGTATACGCTCAGCCAGGCGGAGCGGCGGCGGGAGGAGCATGAGGGCTGGACCGGCACGGTGTTGCCCGTCGACGCCCCCTGGTGGCACACCCATTATCCGCCCAATGGCTGGGGCTGTCAGTGCGGCGTGCGCCAAGTAAGCCGGCGCAAGGCCAAAGAGTTGGGCTGGGAAGACGGCAAGGCCGCGCCCGAGGTGAACATGCGGCCCTGGCGAAACCGCCGCAGCGGCCAGACAGTCATGGTGCCCAAAGGCATCGATCCGGGCTGGGACACCAATCCGGGCAAAACCCGCGCGCGGAACCTCGCCGAGCTTTTGTCGGGGCGCATCGACCGGTTACCCCTGCGCGCGCGGCCCGCGGCAATCGCCGATCTCGTCGCCGCCCCGGCATTCGGGCATTTTGTCGACGATGCGGTTCGCGTCGGGCTGAACCGCGCCGCCGCGGTGCCGGGGCTGAGAGCCGAGGGTCTGACCGGCCAGGCGCTCGCTGACCGGTTGCAAGCCGACCATCCATTCGCGTTTGCGCGCTACCCGGTCGCCGTTGCGCCAAGCCGGTTTGGTGATGAGTTCCTGCCGGTGATGGTTGACGCCGCCACCATCGGCCACGCGGCCGACCATCGCAGAGTGCCGGATACAGCGCGCTGGAGCGAAATCGGTCAGATACTGATCCGCGGGCAGGCAAAGCAGAGTGATGACGGAACGGTGCGGTTATTCGATTCCGCGACGCGGTTGTTTCTTGTCCTGGAGAGACTTCCAGGCCATTCGGTATGGCGTGTCCGCACGGTATTCAGTGGTGCAACTGAGCGCTATTTTAAAAAGCAGGTCGGGAAAGATATGTAATACGGGTGGAGGGCCGCTATCTCCCTCGCCAGCTCAATGGTGGCCGAGCGGTGCCCGAAGGCAATGATTCACCCGTGCCCCTTGATTATCCGAACTCGATCTGAAATTCAATGGTCGCAGCTGTGGGAACGAGAAGGACACCGTTATGCGATTTCCAGCAATCTTGTTTGCTTTCACTCTCCTGGCATCACCCGCCAAGGCCGACCCGGCATCCGACACGCTGGCGCTCTATCAGATCACAGCAGAGCGCGCTCCGTTCCTGATGGAGATTCTCGAGGACATCGGCGATCCAGTTGCGACAGCGGACAGAATCAAGGTTGTTGTCGACGCGCCTGTGGAAGCCGCAATTCAGGAATGGATGGACGCCGCCTTCAACAGCGGAGGAAGCAGCGAACCCTTTCGACCTTTTGCAGCCTGTTACGAGGCGGGTTCCGCACTCATGGACTTCACGGCCAAGGTCCAGCGCTATTTGCGGGGTATCGACAAAACGCCTTTCACAACCGGCGACGCGGAGCCATTCCGCGAAAAGCTGGGCGCGTGTGAAACGGCGCTGGATCTGCCGGTCACGTTTCGCTGATTTCATTGGGCGGCAGAGTTGGCTGGAGTCGTGTATTCCGGAATTACGACCGTATTTTGAGCCAGTTATTCTCCCAGCCTTCCGGCTGTCCGTGTTGGGTTTGCGGTTCAACGTCCCTGTTAGTTTGGTAGCGGCACAACAAGAACAAGATTTACCTCGATAGACAGGTGTGCAATCTTTAGGCGATATTATAGGTCTAGGGGGTTTTTTTGCAGCTTGAATCGATAAAGATAGAAAAATTCAAGCGGATCGACGCTATCGACCTGCCCATTGCGGATCTCAACATACTTGTGGGCACCAACGGGAGCGGGAAGTCGTCAATACTCCAAGCACTGCATCTTGCTTCCTGCCTGATGCGTCAGGCAGATCGCATTCGAGGAGGTTCAACGACGATGGTGCGGGTTAGCGACCTCGACTATCTGCCCTCAGACCAGTATTCGCGCCTAGGCCACGACGCTGATTGGGGTAATAAAGCAAACAGCCCATCCTCCACAGTGTATTTCAAGTTCCGGGATAACCACAACGTGGAAACAACGGCTAAGTTAGAAATGCGATCGGCGAGGAACGCAGGCATCTCGGTCAAAGGAGAGTTGCCTGAAGTTGTACGACCCCAGTTCCGTGGTGAGGAAACCTTCTTCAGCGGATTTATCCCAGGGATATCCGGCATACCGAACTACGAACAAAAAAATTCCAAGCGGGTTGTTTTGAAGTCATGTTCGTTTGGTGACTCAAACGTTTACCTTCGCAACGCTTTGGTTCTTCTGTCGACTGAAAGCTTACGTCAAATCCGATCCTGGCTGGAACCGCTCTTAGGAAAGGTCAGGCTGATAGTTAAATTCGATGACGCAAAAGACCTCCAGATTCATGCAGAAGCCGAAATTGACGGTCAGTTAATACCGCTTGAGTTACTTGGAACCGGGTATCTGCAGCTAATACAGATATTCTGTTACATTTTGCTGTTTAAACCAAAGATACTCCTTGTTGACGAACCAGATATCCATCTGCATCCAAACGTGCAAGAAAAGCTGGCTGACCTCCTCCTGAACATCGCACGCGACCACGGCATCAAGATAATCATGACCACGCATTCTCCCTTCATTGTGAGAGGCGCACCAGCCAACACAAACGTCGTTTGGTTGGCGGATGGCCAAAAGGAGGAGGATGATCGATTCGTGGTCGAGCGCGCTCTTGGTTGGGGGGCCTTTGGTAAAAAGGTCATCGTAGTCAGCGAAGATAAGAACACCGACCTCCTGAAAAAGCTCATTAGCCAATGGCCGAAAATCGATCGGGCAGTGACGGTGCTGCCAGGGAGGGGATATCGTCACCTGTTTTCAATGGGCGAGGCCGAGGAATTCAAGGAGTCTCTAGGGAATAAATTTAAGGTGCTAGTGCACCGGGATCGTGACGCTCTCACGGATGACGAAGTCGATAGGTTGAAACAGTCATACCACGGTGATGGTATCCGGCTCTGGGTGACGGAACAGTCGGACATAGAAGCCGAATTT